GGACATCTTCAACCACTTCAACCAAAAGATCCATCCACAGAGGATCCTGGACATACTTTATCTAACGTTCAAGTAGAACCATTTAGTCCTAATGCATCAAAGCAAAATAGAAGACCTAAACCTGGAGAACCTGGATATGGACTAACTAGAACTCAAGCAACACAAGATGCTATATCTAGAGGACGTAAACTGGGTCAAAATATAGATGACATAATTCAATCTATTAGATCTGGAAAACCATCACGAAAAGCAAATTTATTAGCATACTTAAGAAGACCTAGACCTAAAGATACTGGAGCCGCAAAAAGAATGGCTGCTGCTTATGACAGAAAAGTGGATAGACTAGTAAATCCATAAAAGTGTTTTTATAAATGTAAAATAAATACTTATAACTGATATGTTATGAATGTCCCATTTGATTATTTCGAAAAAGAATGAAATATATTTAAAAATTGAAACCGAGCCACATATTCATCAAGAATTGTCAGAGTATTTTACTTTTGAAGTTCCTGGTGCAAAATTTATGCCCCAATATCGAAATAAACATTGGGATGGGAAAATAAGACTTTATAGTAATCATACTGGTGAATTATATGTTGGTCTTTTAGATAAATTAATATCTTGGGCTGAAAAATCAGAATATACTATTGATTTTAAACATAATAAATTTTATGGTGATCCATTTGAAGAAAATGAAATGATATCTTATGAGGGTGTCTCTGATTATATGAAAAAAATTTCAAGACACGAACCAAGAGATTATCAAATTAATGCTGTTTATGATGCTCTCAAATACAATCGTAAACTTTTAATTTCTCCAACTGCCTCTGGTAAATCTTTAATGATTTACTCAATAGTAAGATATTTTACAGATAAAGATAAGAAAATATTAATTGTAGTTCCTACAACTTCTCTTGTAGAACAAATGTATAAAGATTTTGAAGATTATGGATGGAATGTTGAAGATTACTGTCACAAAATTTATTTTGGAAAAGAAAAAGAAACAAATAAAAATGTAATAATTGTAACTTGGCAGTCAATTTGTAATTTATCTCGTAAATTCTTTGAAAAATTTGATGTAGTAATTGGTGATGAAGCACATATATTCAAGTCAAAATCCCTTGTAAGCATTATGACAAAGATGGATAATACAAAGTATCGTTATGGATTTACAGGCACATTAGACGGGTCACAAACGCATAAGTGGGTGCTTGAAGGATTGTTTGGACCATCATATAAAGTTACTCAAACAAAAGAATTAATTGATAAAGGACATTTATCAAAGTTAGACATTAAAGTTCTTTTGTTAAAGCACAATCAACATAAATTTAATGAATACGAAGACGAAATACAGTATTTAATTACTCATCAAAAAAGAAATAATTTTATTAAAAATGTTGTATTAGATTTAAAAGGTAATAGTTTAGTTCTTTTTAATCGTGTTGAAACTCACGGTCAACCACTTTATGAACTTATAAATAATTCAGCATCTAAAGATAGAAAAGTATTTTTTATCTTTGGTGGTGTAGATGTAGAAGAAAGAGAAAGAGTAAGAGCAATTACTGAGATAGAAAAAAATGCAATTATTGTTGCATCATATGGTACATTCTCTACTGGAATTAATATTAAAAATTTACATAATGTAATTTTTGCTTCTCCATCAAAATCAAGAATAAGAAATCTTCAAAGTATAGGAAGAGTTCTTCGTAAAGGAGACAATAAAACACAAGCAGTACTTTATGATATTGCTGATGATATTACTTATAAATCAAGAAAAAATTATACTCTTAATCATTTAATTGAAAGAATTAAAATTTATAATGAAGAAAAATTTAATTATGAAATTATACAAATAGATTTTAAGGAATAATATGGAAGAAGAATTTTATGCAACAATTAAAATGATATCTGGTGAAGAAGTATTTTCAAAGGTATGTCCTTGTGAAGAAGAAAATAGAATTATTTTAATACTTGACAATCCAGTTACAATGAAGCCTGTTATTATACGTAAGTATAAATTGACTGCACTAAAAGTTGATCCCTGGATGAAATTAACTGATGATACGACGTTTATCGTAGATATGAATAAAATAATTACAATGACTGAAGTACGTGATGAATCTATAATTAGAATTTATAATAAGTATATCAAAGATAAAAATGGATTAACTGTTAAGTCAAAATTAAATTCTAATATGGGGTTCGTTTCTTCTGTTTCTGATGCTAGAGTATCCTTAGAAAAGCTCTATAAATCTAATATATAATTTTATCCTGAAACCCAACAGAGTTATTTTAGTCGATTTACATAAGTTTGTCAACTTTGTTATTATTATGTTATAATACAAATAAATCAAACTTAGAAGATGAATAAACAAAAGAAAAATCCACATTATGTAAATAATAAAGATTTTTATGATGCTTTAATTGCATATAAAACAAAAATTAATACATCAAGAGAAATGTATTTTGAAAAATATAATTCATATCCACCAGAAAATAAATACTGGGAAGGTAAACCAAAAATATCAAATTATTTGGGTGAATGTTTTCTTAAAATTTCTACTCACTTATCATATCGTCCAAACTTTGTTAATTATATGTTTCGTGAAGACATGATAAGTGATGGGGTAGAGAATTGTGTTCAGTATATTCATAGATTTGATATAGAACGTACAAATCCGTTTGCTTATTTTACTCAAATTGTATATTATGCTTTTCTTCGTCGTATTCAAAGAGAAAAAAGGCAATTGGAAATTAAAGAAAAAATTATTGAACGTAGCGGATTTGAAGAAGTATTTACTTCAGATGAAAGTGGAATAAACTCTGATTATAATACGATTAAAGATAATGTTCACATTAAAACACATCAATGAATATAGGATTAATTACAGACACACATTTTTCATTTAAGAAAGCAAATCAATTGTTTCACGATTATTTTGCGAAGTTCTATAATGATATTTTTTTTCCTAAACTGAAAGAATTAAATATTAAAACAGTAGTTCATCTTGGTGATGCTTTTGATAATCGTAAAGGTGTAGATTATTGGGCACTTGAATGGGCAAAGAAAAATGTCTATGATTGTTTTCAAAAACTTGATATTGTTGTTTATAATATTGCAGGAAATCATGATGCTTATCATAAAAATACTAATCAAACAAATGCAATTGATTTACTTTTAAAGGAATATGATAATGTAATACCAATATCAAGCCCAAAGGAATTTTGTATTGATGGTTTGGATACTCTAATGCTTCCTTGGATTTGCACAGATAATCGAGAAAAAACCGATTATTTATTAAAAAATACACAAGCAAAGGTTGTATTTGGACACTTGGAACTTTCTGGATTTGCTGCTTATCCTGGGCACATTCAAACAGAAGGAATGGACGCAAGTATATTTAAAAGATTTGATAGAGTGTATTCTGGGCATTATCATACCAAAAGTGATGATGGTAAAATATATTATCTTGGAAATCCTTACCAAATGTTTTGGAATGATGTAGATGATGATCGAGGATTTCATATTTTTGATACAAACACTTATGAATTAGAATATTTTAAAAATCCTTATAATATGTTTGAGAAAATATATTATGAAGATACTGATTATAAAAAATTTAAAACATCACACTTAAAAGAAAAAATTGTAAAAGTTGTGGTACGTCAGAAAACAGATCAGTTGAAATTTGATAAATTTATTGATAAAATTTTAAAGGAAAATCCATTCGACTTGAAAGTTGTTGAAATTATTGATATAAATGATGGAGATGTAGATTATGAAGAAATGACAACAGAAGATACAATGTCTATTTTAGATAAATATGTAGAAGAAGCAGAATTTGAATTAGATAAAATGATTGTAAAAAAATTGCTTCGTGATGTTTACCGAGAAGCATTAGAGTTAGAATAATGTATTTACTTGCAATTAGTGAAAAGGAAGAAGAAGGTGCATATGCTGTAATCGACAATGAGGGAGAGAAAGCACTGTATTTTTTTGAAGACGAAGATGATGCTGAAAGATACGCTGGGTTGCTAGAAGCAGAAGATTATCCTAAAATGTCTGTAATTGAAGTTGATGATGAAGTTGCAATTCGAACCTGTGAAATGTATGGATATCATTATGTTATTATTAACACCAATGAACTTGTGATACCACCGAGACAAAATGATTTTATTCAAACGAATATCTTATCGTAATTTCTTATCATCAGGAAATACTCCTACTGAAATTAATTTTACAGAATCTCCAACAACTTTAATTGTTGGAATTAATGGTTCTGGAAAAAGTACGGTTCTTGATGCTTTGTGTTTTGGTTTATTCAATAAGGCATTTCGTAAAATTAATAAAAATCAATTAGTTAATTCTACAAATGAAAAAGAATGTTTGGTTGAGGTTGAGTTTAGTATTGGAAATAAAGAATATAAAATAATAAGAGGCATTAAACCAAACATCTTTGAAATTTGGATAAATGAAGAATTACAAAATCAAACAGCAGCATCAATAGATCAACAAAAGCATTTAGAAGATATAATATTAAAACTGAATTATAAATCATTTACACAAATCGTAATTCTTGGTAGCGCTTCTTTTGTTCCTTTTATGCAACTTTCTACGGCTAATCGTCGTGAAGTTGTAGAGGATTTATTAGATATTAAGATATTTTCTGCAATGAATTCAATTCTCAAAGAAAAAATAAGAAATTCTAATGAAAAAATTAAAGAATTTGATATATTTGAAAAATCAATTCAAGAAAAAATTCTAATGCAAACAGAATTTATTGAAGAGTTGGAAAAAAGAGGAAATGACAAAATAAATGCCAATCAAGAAAAGATTGCCAATTTATTAAATCAAGTTGGTA